CGAAATTGCGCGGCGTGTCGATGCCTTCGACCTTGAGAGGCTGAATTCCTATGATGGGTTCAAGGTATGGAACGCTCTGACCAACATGCAGCGGTCCCAGGCAAAGCTACTCGCCACACTGGCGACGAAAATGCGTCTTGCTCAACAGAGCAGCTACGACACGAAGGCGGCAAAGGCAAAGAGCCTCCCGGGCCTCGACCGACCCTGGGTCCACGAGCAACTCGAAACGCAAACTGGATAGAGCGGTATTGCCGGATACCAGAGGGTAAGCACGTCGGAGAGCCGGTAAAACTTACCGACGAGCAGAAAAATTGGCTTCATCTGATCTACGACACGCCGACACGGCGGTTCATTCTGAGTATGGCTCGTAAGAACGCCAAGACGGCGTTTTGTGCGTTTCTTTTGTTGCTACACGTCGCCGGACCAGAGGCGAAGGCGAATAGCCAGCTTTTCAGCACAGCCCAATCGCGCGAGCAGGCGTCGATTCTGTTCGTGCTGGCGGCGAAAGTCGTGCGGATGTCGCCAGATTTGCGGCAATATGTGAACGTTCGTGACACGGCGAAGGAGTTGGAATGCAGGGAATTGGGGACGAAGTACCGGGCGCTATCTGCGGATGCCTCGACGGCTTACGGATTCAGCCCTGCTTTCGCGGTTCACGACGAGCTCGGGCAGGTTCGCGGTCCGCGGTCTGAACTGTATGAGGCAATCGAGACGGCCTCGGCAGCCCAAGAGGAACCGCTATCGCTGATTATCTCGACCCAGGCACCGACAGATGCGGATTTGCTGTCGATCATAATCGACGACGCACTCCGCGGCGAAGACTTGCGGACGAAGGTCGTGTTGTATTCGGCGGATGAAAAGCTGGACCCGTTCTCGGAAGAGGCGATCCGGCAAGCCAATCCGCATTTTGACGTGTTCATGAATCAGGCCGAAGTGTTCGAGCAAGCTCAGTCGGCCAAGCGGATGCCTAGCCGGGAAGCGTCTTACCGAAACCTTATTCTGAATCAAAGGGTCAACCAGTCGAATCCGTTTATTTCCCGATTGATTTGGGAATCGTGCGCTGGCGAGATAGACGAGCGGTTATTTTCGACGGCAACAGTAACCGAGGCTCTTGACCTGTCGGCGCGTGGAGATTTGACGGCGAAGGCCGCGGTTGCGCAGGACGCTGACGGGATATGGCACGCGAAGATGGTTTTCTACGCGCCTCAAATTGGCGTGATTGAACGGGCTCGGAGGGATAGGGCTCCTTACGATGTGTGGGCGGAACGCGGGTTTCTGACGCTAACGGCTGGAGCTTCGGTCGAATACGAACAAGTCGCGCAGGAATTGGTTCAGGACTGTGAGGATATGCAAGTCCGTGAGATTGCTTTCGACCGCTGGCGCATTGACGTGCTGAAAGCAGAATTGAAGCGCCTCGATGCAGAACTTCCTCTGGTTGAGTTCGGGCAGGGATTCAAGGACATGACGCCGGCACTGGAAAAGCTTGAAGAACTACTGTTACAAGGGAAATTGCGGCACGGCGGCAATCCGATCCTGCGCTGGTGCGCAAACAATGCCGTCGCGGTGCGGGATCCTGCGGGCAACAGAAAATTGGACAAGAGCAAAGCGACCGGGCGAATTGACGGCATGGTTGCTCTGGCGATGGCAATCGGGCGAGCAGTCGTGCAAACGAAGCCGCAGGAAAGCATCTACATGACGCGGGATTTGGTGGTCGTATGAGCTTTCTATCTGATTTCCGCGATGCATTCATGCCGGCGAAACCGGATTTGGACGCGATGGCGCTGGAGTTGCGCACAAACCCGCTGGAGAATCCTGGGATTCCTCTGTCTGGTGCGTCGCTGGTTGATCTATTCGGTGACGGTTATGGTGCTACGGCCTCCAGCCGATTAGTCAATGCCGATACCGCGCTTCGCCAGACAGTAGTTTTTGCCTGCGTGCGCGTGCTTTGCGAGACGATTGCGGCGCTGCCGCTGAATGTCTATAAGCGCTCGCCGACGAAAACACTGGCAAACGATCATCCGCTGTACCGGACGCTGCACGACGAATCCAGTTCCATGCTCACTGCGTATATGTTCCGTGAGACGGGGATGATGCACTATAACGTATTCGGCAACTGGTATGCGCTGATATCGAGGCTGCCGGGCGGAGACGTGAATTTGCTATTGATGTATCCGCCTCTCGTCACGCCGCGGGTCACATCCAGCGGCCTGAAATACGATGTTCGTACTGGCGATGGGATGCAGACGTATGACGCGAGCGAAGTGATCCATATTCCTGGCATGTCATTTGATGGATACCGCGGAATTTCCGCCACCTTGCACGCCGCGCGCGAGTCCATTGGCGTTGCGTTGGCTGCCGAGGAACACACCGGGCGATTCTTCTCAAACGGTGCGCGAGTTGCCGGTGTATTGCAGACGGAGCATGTGCTGAATGATGAGGTTGTGGCGAGAATCAAGGCGCAATGGATGGCGGCGCAGACCGGATTGGCTAATGCCTACAAGACGGCGATCCTTGAACAGGGCTTGAAGTATCAAACGACGACGATGCAGTCCGATCAGGCAGAACTGGTGCAGACGCGCCAGTTCCAGGTTGAGGACTTGTGCCGTCCGTTCCGCGTGCCGCCGATGTTTGCCGGCGAATATGGAAAATCGACGTACTCCAACATGGAGCAGTCGGATATCCATTTTGCCAAGCACACTATCAACCCGATTTGCGTCAAGATCCAGCAGGAATTCAACCGTAAATTGTTCGATGACCCGGAGTACTTCTGCGAATTCGATACGGAAGGCCTGACGCAGGGCGATTTTGCAACGCGCATGGGCGGATTCGCCAAAGCCATTCAAGGCGCTATCTACACCCCGAACGAAGTACGCGCGAAGATGGGTTTACCGCCGATGGATGGCGGCGACGATCTGTACATGCAGCAGAACATGTCGGAACTCGAAGCACTCGATACCGACGCGCAGGCCGACGCGGGAGAAAAGACACAGACTTCAGCGGGAGACAACGCATGAGCATCAAAGTCAATGGGGCCGGACGGTCCCATGCGAATTCATTGGTTGCCTCTGGCGACGTGGACAAATCGAGCGACTGGTCATTCACTGCGGAAGACGGCAATAAGTTGCTCGGCTCCAACGGTGATGACTGGAGCAATTATGGCAAGTGGCATCTCGCCATCGACGCGAGTGCCGCACCGGACACGAAAGGATATTACAAATATCCGTTCGGCAAGGACGGCAAAGTCTATCGCTCCGGCGTGATCGCTGTTAAGCAGCGCGCAGCGCAGCAAGGCGAAACGGATGTTGAGTCAGCGGCAAGTTCGCTGCTGGAGAAGATTGACGCAAAGGCGAAAAATTCCATGAATCTTATCGAGCGGCGTTCGTTTGCGGTGGATGGCCTGGTTGTCGAAGACCGCGACATGCAGGATGGCAAGATTCCCTGTATCCGTGGTCACGCGGCCGTTTTCAATGCAATGAGTGAAGACCTCGGTGGCTTTCGCGAAACGATCCTGCCCGGTGCGTTTTCCGATTCGATGACTTCGGATGACGTTCGGGCGCTCTACAATCACGATCCGAATTACGTCCTCGGTCGCAATCGGTCCGGAACTCTTCGACTGGCTGAGGATTCGCACGGCCTCGCCATCGAAATTGACCCTCCCGATACGACATTCGCGCGTGATTTGCTCACGAGCATGCGCCGCGGCGACATCTCGCAGATGTCATTCGGCTTCATGGTGCCGAAAGGTGGGCAATCGTGGCAGAAAAACTCCGATGGTTCAACCACGAGGACGCTTAGCAAGATTCAATTGCTGGATGTTTCTCCAGTGACTTTCCCGGCGTACCCGCAGACCGATTGTGCGGTTCGCTCTTTAGAAGAATTCCAACGTTCGCTCGTTGACGACACGGCGCGTCAGGTGCGGATGCGGATGCGCGTAGCTTTGGCTGCGCGGAGTTTGACGGGCTAGCGATTCCCGCAACCGTCTTTTCAACCAAGTGAGGTTCAACATGAGCACCAAACTGAAAGAGATGCGGGAGCAGCACAGCAAGCTGATCGCTGAAGCCCGCGCGATTCTGGATAGCAAGGAAGCCAACCCGGCCAAGGTCAAGGAGAACGAGACGAAGTTCGACGCCATTATGGTTGAGGCCGATGCGCTCGAGGCGAAGTGCAAGCGTGAAATGGCCGTCGCCGACGCGGAGCAGCGTGCCGCAGCGTCCTTGGACAGAGCCGCGCGCGAACACAACGAGAAGAATCCGGCAGAGCAGAAGTCCACCGAAGAGTTGGCGAACGAAGCCAAACAGTATCGTTCGGCGCAGAACCGCTGGATGCGCTTTGGCAAGGAATCGCTGACGCAGGAAGAGCGCGACGTGCTGCAGCGCGGATGGATTTCGCCTGACTCTGCTGAGGCCCGTGCGCAGTCTGTCTCGGGCGGTTCGCCGGTTGGCATCTACGGTGGCTATACGGTCGCTCCTGAATTCCTGCGCGAGCTGGAATCCGCCATGAAGTTCTATGGCGGCATGATCGATCCGAATACCACGCGAGTCATCACCACGGCGACCGGCGCGGACATGCCGATGCCGAACGACGACGACACCGGCAATACCGGGTCCCGCTTGGGTGAGAACCAGCCCATAGCGGAACAGGATGTGACGTTCACACAGACGACGCTGCACGCCTACAAGTATACGTCGAAGCTCATTCGCTTCTCGTGGGAACTGTTGCAGGATTCGGCATTCGATATCGAGGCGGAAATTGCAACGCTTGCGGGCAGGCGTTTGGGGCGAATCCTCAATACGGAGTTCACGACCGGCACGGGAACGGGCCAGCCGCAGGGCATCATCACTGGAGCAACGCTAGGCGTGACCGGCGCTGGTTCCTCGACGCTGACCTACGACGACCTCGTGGACCTGGAGCATTCCGTGGACCGCGCGTATCGCGGGAACGGTAAGTACATGTTCCACGACACGACGCTGAAGATCATCCGCAAACTGAAGGATTCGCAGGGCCATCCGCTCTGGCAGCCTTCGTTGCAGATGGGCGTGCCGGACAACTACAACGGCAAGCAATACGTCATTAACAACGACATGGCAACGCCTGCTTCGGCAGCGAAGTCGGTTCTGTTCGGTGATCTGTCGAAGTACATCGTCCGCAAGGTGAAGGATTACACCGTGGTTCGTCTGGTTGAGCGGTACGCGGAACTCGGTCAGGTCGGCTTCTTCATCTGGTGCCGTTACGACGGCCGCCTGCGCGATGCTGGTCAGCATCCGGTGAAATACCTGGCGAACAAGACCGGTTCTCCGTAAGCAACGGCTGGCAGGGGGCGAACGGCTGCGCCCTCTGTGGAGGTTCATATGCGTATCGAAATTCTTACATCGGTGGCTGGCGAGCGGTTTTCCTATGCTCCCGGCGAGTTTGACGTAGGCGACAAAGGCGGAATGATTCCAGAGTTGGACGCTTTTGAGCTTTTGCGCGACGGCATTGCCAAGATCATTGGCGAGGAACACGAAACGCAAGCTATCGCCGCACCGGAGGCTGCGGTTACGCGACGGGGGCGAGGCCGTCCTCGTGGTAGTCGCAACCGGCCCAAGCTTGACGCGTAGTGACCTGTTCAAATGCGAAGGATTCCCGGCGCTCGTTGTCAACGATGCCTGGGAATGGATGCCGTGGGCGCGTTGGATTTTCGCCAGTGACTTGCGCTGGTGGGATGCTCGTTGGCCGGAAGTGAAGAAGTTTTCTGGCGAGAAGTGGACGCGCGATCCGGTAGCGGCGAAGAAGTACGGATTGCGCTACATCGAAAGCAAGCCGCTGAACGGCCTGAGTTACGATCCCAACGTAATTCACGAGGGTTGCAACTCCGGCTATATGGCAATCAATCTTGCGCTGCACTTTGGCGCAAAGCGGGCAATCCTGCTCGGCTACGATGCCAAGGGAAACAGCGGGAAGACGCATTTTTTCGGCAGGCATGACGAGCGCGGCATTCCAGACCGTCCGGACTATGGCGATCTTCCTGCGATGTTCGAACGGATGAAGCCGAAGGGAATCGAAGTCATCAATTGTACGCGAGACACGGCGATAACTTGCTTTAAGCGAATGGATTTGGACGATGCGCTGTCATTGCCTGATCCGTGAGAATCCGCACTATCGCCGCGATGCCTTCGAGTCTGGATTGAAAGCAGCCGGTTATTCTCTGGTCAATGACATGATCGGGGATGTTCACAAGGATGATTTGCTAGTGATCTGGAATCGCTACGGCTGGTTCCACGAAGAAGCGAAGCGGTATGAAGCTATCGGAGCCCGCGTTTTGGTCGCTGAGAACGGCTATCTCGGCGTGGAATTCGCCCAGGATCGTTGGTACGCATTGAGCATGTCACAGCACAATGGCGCTGGACACATTGCCGATGGATCGGCAGAACGATGGGACTCGCTCGGCGTGGAATTGCAGCCGTGGCGAACCGGGCGCGAAATACTCGTGCTACCGCAACGTGGCATAGGTCATTCCGGGGTAGCGATGCCGGAACGCTGGCGCGGCGACATGCACGAGCGGTTGAAAGGATTGCCCTATCGGGTCCGAGAGCATCCCGGCTTGAATCCGTGCGTGTCGCTTGAGGAAGACTTGAAGGATGCCAAGGCGGTCGTGACTTGGGGCTCTGGCGCGGCATTGAAGGCTTTGCTGCTAGGTATTCCATGCTTCCACAGTTTCGCGCAATGGATCGGTGCGGAAGCTTCGACGCTGCTGCAATGGGCGGACTTCGACAAACCACAGCGTCCTGAGCGGTTGCCAATGTTCCGAAAGATCGCTTGGGGCATGTGGCGCGTCTCGGAAATTGCTGACGGAACGGCTTTTCGGGCGCTTCTATGCACATCCTGATAACCGGGAACGGGAAAGCGGGCAGCTGGAAGATTCGCGGCGAGCAATTGGGCGAAGCGATTGGGGCGCAGGTTTGTCCGAATGCTGGTAAACGGGATTTGCTTCACGCTGATTTGGTGATCGTGGTCAAACGGACCCCGGATAACATCATCCGGCACCTTTGGGAAATGGGGAAGCCGTGGGTTTTTGACTGCGTAGACTTCTGGCCGCAACCGGTCGGGAATGACTGGAGCCGAACCGAGGCGATTCGCTGGCTACGCGGGACGCTGGACTACCTGAACCCGTCTGGAGTGGTCTTCCCGACAAAGGCGATGTTTTGGGAAGCACAATTTCCCGGCCCGTGTACGTGGCTTGCACACCATGCGCGCCCCGGCATGACGCCTCTGGAACCGCGCAGGAACGTCCGTACGGTGGTCTATGAAGGGGCTGAGCATTATCTCGGCAAGTGGCGTGGGATTGTCGAGGTGTCTTGCGCACGGCGCGGCTGGCGGTTCCTGGTCAATCCGCCTGACATTCGTGAGGGCGATATCGGCGTGGCATTGCGGGATGTGACAGGCTGGCCCGGAACGGCGTGGAAGTCGAACGTCAAATTGGCGAATATCCAGGCTGCGGGATTGCCGTTCGTCGGTTCTCGGGAGCGCGGCTACATGGAAACCGGCAATGGGACTGAAAATTATGTGAGCGACGAGGCGGAACTATGCGAGGCTTTCGACCGCCTGTCGTCTTACGCCGTTCGACGGATGATCCACGTGGAACAAGTAAAATGCGCCCCAAAATTATCCGATCTGGCGGTAGCTTACGCTGCTTGGCTCGCGGAGTTCAGTTCATGCGCGGTTCCCCGCTCGCCCGCCGCGCAGGAATCTGCCTAGATGAACTCCAATCGTCATGCAGCGGGCCGATCTGGCGCACGGACCGATATTGGGATTTCCCCGGCTTGCTGGTGGTTTATGGGGCCGGAGCTCCGGATAGGCGGGAAGCAGTCAAGAGGCATCGGGGAAACTGGGTCGCGTTTGACCTTGGCTACTGGAACCGCGTCGATTCATTTCGCGTATCGGTCAATTCGGAGCATCCGACGCCTGAGCAGATGCGGGATTTCGGGGCGCGACCTTACCCGGCTGCGCTGCGCGAGGATTCCGACCCGAAAGGACACATCGTCCTCGTCGGGATGGGGCGCAAGTCCCGCATCTGGTGGCCGGACTATGAACGGATCAAGCTCGAAGCGATCAGGAAGGTTTATCCGAAGCATCGGATCGTGTTCAGGCCGAAACCGGGCAGTGAACCGCCACCAGGTATTGACTGCGATCATTGGACCGGTGGAGATATCGAGGACGTGCTGCGAGGGGCGTCGTTGGTGGTCTGCCGGCACTCGAACGTCGCGGTAGACGCCTGCATTGCCGGTATTCCGGTCGTTTGCGAAGGCGGGGCAGCGGCGGCGATCTATGGCGACGATTTGAAGGCTCCCCGGTCGGTTTGCCGGGAAGATCGGTTACGGTTTCTGCAACGGCTGGCATGGTGGCAATGGTCGAGTCAACAGATACGGCAAGGCGAGTTCTGGCCTTGGCTGGAAACGGCCCTGTACGGATCAATGTAGGCTGCGGAAGGCATACGCCAGACGGTTGGATCAACTGCGATATGGTTCGGGCAAAGCGTGCCAAGCGCGATCCAGACCTATTCTGCGACTTCCGTTCTATTCCTTTGCCGGATGGATGCGCCGATGAAGTTCACGCCGTACATGTGTTTGAACACGTCTACCGATGGGAATCGGATGCTTTGCTGCAAGAATGGAAGCGGCTGCTGAAGCCGGGCGGCTTGCTAGCATTGGAAATGCCAGATTTGCTGAAGTGCGTTCGCAATCTGCTCGATGGTGCCGAAGACAAGTTC